GAGGATGAATGTGTCAGTGTTCGTTCCCATAGTAAGGTCATCACCTGATATCGTCAGATCCCCAGCAATCGTCACGTTTGCTCCTGACATCGTGATAGCCGTTGTTCCTGAAGAACTGCTCTTGATAACCAGCTCTCCGCTACTGTTCGTCAGTGTGCCGAAGAGGGTTCCCCCATCCTTTAAGAAGACATCAGCACCATCAGCATCCAACGTGATATCTGTTGACGAGTCTAGGGTTAAGGCCCCTGTCGAGTTCACCGTGATCGGCGAACCAGCAAGAGTCGCTCCAGTGGTTCCATCGTGGGTGATAGTAAAGTCATTGCCTGCACCCATGTTGAACACCGAGCTGTCGCTCGTAAGGCTCAGGTCATCACCAACAGTAGCGTCACCTGCAATGGCAACACTGGAACTTGCCGTTGTTGCATGAGGCGTGATGGTCATCATGGTGACGTAGGTTCCTGCCGATGCTATGTCGTTCCCGATAGTGAGAACGCCACCATCAGCCACGTTGACCTTCCACTCGTCACCTGCATCGTCACCCTGGTCTGCGAACAGGTAGAGGACTCCAGCCTCACCCTCGCCACCCTTGATGGTGAACGAATCAACCTCATAGCTGATCTCTGCTGCTCCACCAGTCGTGGAGTTAATCGTGAAGACATCGGTTAGCGTCCCTGCCACAATGACACCGAAACGTATCTGGCCGTCTTCACTTGTTGTCGTTACATCGGTAGCTTCTACCGTCATTCGGGCAAACTCATCGAGGTTCCCGGCTGAATCAGCCAGCTTGAAGGAGAGGTATATCTCATCACCATCTGCCCTTGTGGAGTTGGCCCCGCTGAATACTGCCACCTGGTTTGCTGTGGCATTGGTGATATTGCTGAACGTAGCAGCAGGGGTAGTTGCCCCTGTGTTATTCCTTACATCTAGCTCCTTGAGAGATATCTGATCATCCCACCGGATGCGCCTGACAGAGGAGCCGCTCGTTATCTCTACGTCGTAGCGGTCCTGATCGCTCTCAGTGAACGCCCAGGCTCCGTTAGAGTCAGTCGTAACAGTGGAGCCTTCTTGGGTCGTCGTGCCTGTTTCAAGTAGCTTGACGCTGGCTCCGTTCACGGCTGACCCAGCGTCGTTGTAAACGTGTCCTGCAAAATTAACTGTCATTAGCCTCCTCCTAGTCGGGAGTGATCTCTATAGTTCAGCGCCTCTCGGCAGTAGTACATGGGATCTTTCAACAGATCCTCATCGTCGATAAAGATGAGCGTGAGGTTCTGCCCTGCGAGTCCTGCCCTTGCCATAACGTCACGAGCCCTGACCTCGACACCAAATTCGTAGTGATAGTATACACCCTGAATATTCACTGCCAAGTCAGGAGGGTCGGAGAAAAGGAAGTCTATCACGAACCCGCCCTTGTCCAGCCTTCCGCCCATGAGTGGGGACTGATAGGTGAAGTCCTGCCCTGGCTGCTTACCAAGTCGCACAAACGTCTGGTATGCGATATATTCCGGGACTGAACCTTCCCAGTTACTCGGAACCTGAATCTGTGCCTGCGTTGTCATATCATCCTTCCAGTATCATCATCCAACACACCTTGTCGCCATTGGTCGCAGCATCCGCATAGAAAATATTGACTGGTACGCTGCCACCGAACTCACCGAAATTCAGTTCTATCTCGTTACCCGCACTCAGTTCGTATCCGAGTGAGGCGCTGACATCACTGACCCCTACGTAGGCCAAGCCAGAATTGGCAGCGAGAGCCTTGAATTTGACAAACTTGACTCGATTCGTTGCGTTCAGCACCTGCACCGCTGTGCCTGCTGAAGATACCGTAGCTATTCCTTGGTCAACTCTCATGCGACACCTCTAAGAATTTTAGACATCTTTCTTACATGTTCCTGATCTTTATATGGAAGCGTAGCTATCCAAGCCTCGTTCATCTCATCTGCCGTTTCGTAAAATACCCAGTCGTCTGTAACCTTTTTAAGGTGGTCACCAGAGGGAGTACCATCCATCCAAGAAAACAACTGCACATAAGCAAGGTTGTTTTCAGAATCGTAATCCTTAACCTTTCCCTGCCAATAAAACTCTTTCCTGTCTGTTTCTTTCCTCCACTCAAGCGTATGAAAATACTTTCCTTTTATCATTTCCTTCTCCTATGGTTCTACAACCTGTATAGTGGTTGATCCGCGCTCGTCATGGCCTGTGAACTCCATGCCCTGTGCAGCAACAACGTCTACGTAATAGTTCCTCGTGCCTCCTCCGTCATCCCTGAAGGTGAACTCGACCAGCGTCGTACTCTCTATCGCTGAGATGAGGTTGGACCGCAAGTCCTTCGGCACATTCCCTTTGTACTCGTTTGTCAGGTCTATGTCTACCGTGTGACCCCACTTAGCTGCGATCTTCTTGCGGTACTCAAGGGTCAGAGATACCACATCTGGTGTCTCGAACTTCTCAAGCCCGGTTGTGGTAGCCGTAGAACGGTTCAGGGTCAGCTTGAACTTGATAGCCCTGAACGCAGTACCCACACTGCTCCCAAACGTATACGTGTATGTGCCGGACGCAGCCCCCATCTCTGTTGAATCAAGCGTGCCGACGGCTGTTGTGTAGCTCTCTGAGTAGTCTGTTGCGTACTCCACCTTTATCTTCTCTGTTGAGGTGAGATCCTGTGCCTCGATGCGAAGGCTGAGTGCCAGTTTGTCAACTTCACTCTGCCCCGCATTGAACCAGGGAGTCTCGTGGATGCCCTCAAGGGCATAGGAGAACTCAGATACCTCAGAAGGGTTGATGATGTCCTTGGGCAAATCCATGAAATGGACGATATTGTTGTGTCCCCACCAGACACGGTACTTGGAGTAGGCATCAGACACATGGATAGCATCAAACGCTTTGCCTGATGTCTCAGATTGCCACTTTACTTCCCATCCCATGTCATTGTACCCAAGGATGGAGCTGTAGCCACTGTCTGACGCAATCACGGAGGAACCGTGGTGGCTTATCCATTGATAGGGGAGTGATGTAGAGGATATCGTTGCGGGCGCAGAGCTGGCATCTATCCCTACGAGCAGTTCGTTGTGGGATCCCGCCATATATCGTATGGCACCACGCCTGTCTGACGGCAATCCGTCATCTCTGTCGGGTCCCGTGACTGTTATCACTGCGGCATTGTTGCCGTTGATGTACTTGTACAGCCCGTTTCCGCTAGGGATATACACCGAGTCACGCCATGTGACCGTTCCCTTGCCGTTGTCTGGGTGTACGGGGAAGTCCATCTGGGTTTTCTCGAATCTGGCGTTGTCTGCGTTATGTGCGAACAGGCCCTGTGTGGTGGCTGCGTAGATGATTGGTATGCCCATAGCGTTACGGGCTACGAAAAGCCTTGTGACGGAGCCGTCAGGTAGCGGGAGGACGGCATCATTCACATCTGTGCCTATGGATGTGGCGTACCAGAGCTGCCCTACGTGAGAGATACCCCAGAGTCTTTCGTCCCAGACAGTCACAAACTTTGTGTCTGTGGTATCAGTCGTCCAGCTTGAGCCATTTGATGAGTAGGTATACCCACTCCCGTTGACATCGTAGTGAGCAAAGACCAGATAGGTCGTCCCTCCTGCGTCTGTGAACACCACACTGTCCGTTACTTGGTCGGTGGCACTCTGTGTGAGTGCCGACCCCCAACTATCACTCGTGTTGTTGTACTTGAACAGCTTGGGACTCTCAGACGTGGAGCCGTTCCAGAAGGCGTAGACCTCGCTACTAAGGGTATTGATAGCCCCTATCGCAGCGTCTGCGAGGCTGTGTGAAGGGCTTGAAGACTCCGTGACCAGTCCGGGGAGAACCAAGTGGTTCTTGTACCTGAGCTGGCACGTTGAGTACCACGCCCTGTTCACCTCGGCTGCGCCTTCCATTCGGTTGACGCCTATGCCGCCACGCCAGTCAGACCACGATATGACAGACGACCGCAGGTTCGAGTCCTTGGTCGTGTCTCCTATGACCACCTTTGCAGGGTAGATAGAAGCAAGCGTAGAACGTACCGGGCGGGTAGTGGGATAATAGACGCCATTGAGAAAGATCTCATTCTGTTCAACAACAGCATTTGCCATCAGTCCACAGACCTCACATTAACGAGCATTGGGAAAGCCCTTCTCGCCCTCTGTGCCTGGTCTGACCAGAACGCACTGAGCTGTCGCTTTGCGTCAGGGTCAATGGATGGCCCGCCAGAAGCGGAGAGCAGTGCGAGTGTAATCGAATTGGCGATGATGTAGTCCTCGTCTATCTCGGTCGCAGTAGCGTCCGACGTGAGTAACGCAGGCTTGTCTCCGCCGGTTATCTTCATCAGTGCATATCCGACTGCGTCCTGCCCGTCCCGAAGCAGCACGAGGTCACGAGACTCCTTGTCTATCCTCCAGTTGCGCCTGTCGAGCGTAGACCATTCAGCCGTGTCATTTGCTACGGCTACGATGTCATCTATCCACACTGTGCAAGCCCCTAGATCTGAATCGTACTCAACCCCCACGGATATGATCGCTGTATCTGTTTCAGGGTTTGATAAGGACATTCTCACAAAAGTCCATGTATCGGCAGACAAAGCCGGAATGCTGAGTGTCTCTAGTGGACTTGCACAGGAGGCTGTATCATCGAGCAGCAACTTGAGGTTGCCCGAACTGGTTGCTACCGTACTCTTCACCCACATCTCTATGGTGTCATACCCGGAGATGTCTTTGCTCGTGATGCTGTCCGTTACGAAATCTCCCGCGGAAGCACCGTCTGCTATCACCATCTTCAGGGATTGTGTTCCCTGCTTCTTGTCCTTGGTATCAAGTGACTGTGTGAAGTCACCATCAGTTTTCTCGTCAAAGGTGGCACCAGCCGCATGGATGCGTGTACTGGTCACCTTGTGTCGGTATTCAATCTTGGAAATCATGGAGATATTCGATGGGATATCAAACCTCGTCTGATGACCATCTCCATGAAGTTCAATATTCTCTATGGGATCGTAGACCCAGCCTGTCGCTGACATGACGGACTGATTGATAAAATCATCAATAACGTCAGGATTGTAGGAATCGTCCCACAATTCGTAGGACTCTGATGCCGTGGAGGCGGTTGCCGCAGGCATGAATGTGAGCGTTGTGACATTGCTCGAAATCGCAGAGTCAGTCACTCTTCTCGTAAGAGTGTCATTGCTTCCGCTTGTGAACCTGACCCACTTTCCTATCTTGGTATCAGCACCACCCAATACAAGGGTGTTGTCCAGCAGTGTTGTCGTGCTTCCGCTACTTGAAGCAGAGGAAACGTACACCGCACCAAGGGCATTTCCAATGTGCTGTCTTAATTGCTCACGCGTTCTCCCCTGTATTGCTGGCATTGTCTTTCCTCATTATCGTGTGTTGCGCCTTTCCTGTCTCTTGGCCTGTCTGCTGACCTTCTGGTTCTGGCGCACTATTGGTTTAACGGCACGAAGGGCTATCAGGAGTTTTGGATCCTTCAGTCGCTCCTTCTGCTGTTCTGTGAGCTTTGTGCCTTGCCTGCCTGCCATTAGTAGCCACCCTTCTTTTTCTTGGTCATGGGCTTACCCGTGCGCTTAGAGGCACGTTTGGCAGCGGCACGGCCTGCTGCGGTATAAGGATATCTCTTTCCACCAACTCTAGGCATATCACTTCTCCTTCGACGACTTCCCGTTCTCGGTCAGTCTCCTGACCTCAGAGGTGGCAGCATCCAGGGCGATGCTCATCTCGGTGAGCTTCCTCATCAACGCCCGGTTCTGCACCTGAAGCGTCATCAGGGGGTTCGTCTGCATGACTGCCTGTACATCTTCTGTTGTTACTTCTATGTTTACATCCTGTTGTGTCATATTCCTTTTCCTCTTTCCTAGAAATAAAGTTTTCCTGTCGTGCTTTCCCTGCGCCTCGTGCGGTATCGCAAGAACTCGTTCAGTGCTTTGCCTGCCTGCTTCCGTTCATCTTGGGTGGCGGGACGCTTGTCATACTTCTCACGAACCTCTTTTATGAAGTTCTCGGTAGCATGACCCATCATGTCCTCAACCTCAGCCTGAGATGTGTCGCCGTCAGCAAGCACACGGATCAGTTGTTTATGTACCTTACCGAACTTGTCCTTGGCCTCAACCATAAGCTCGTGGGAAACCACGCCGCCATTTCCTGTGTCCTGACCAACGGGGACTATCCCACCATAGGTAGCCCCCGTTGGAATCCACAAATTGTTAATCATCTATATTCTGTTCCTAGTATAGATTCATCAGCATTACTGTGTGGTACTCATTATCCACACCAGCTTTACCATGTACTCTGGCAACAGCAGGAGTGGTGTCTGCGCCAACAGCAAGGAACTGCCCTGCGTGGTTGGAGCTTGCTCCTACCAACGTACCAAATGCAGGAGTGCCGTCCATAGCTACTGTGGCTATACCCGCTACCTGAATCCAGCCAAAGTAATCGGCTGTCATGCTTCTGGTTGTAACGCCAACAAACCTACCTGCAACAGCAGCAGGAGCAACTACGATATCCTTGTAAGGACTCTTTATTAAACCTACTGTTTCTGTCCCGTTAGTAAGTGCTGTGACCAAGCCATCAGGCTCGTCAAGCGTTAGAGTGACAGCCGCTGACCCATCAGCTTGGGCATGGCTCTTGATCTTATACATCTCGTGTGGGTTGGCAGACGTTCCCAAGATAGGGACGTTGATGAATAGATACCCTTCTGCATACAAGTTCTTTGCGGCAGCAGTAGCACCGAGCGTTACAGCTACTGTAGTAGAACCAGCGGCAGTAGTCGCTACTGCAAGGTCTTCATCGTGGTTGCCGGCAGGAGCCTCGCTTGCCACCAAAAGCCCTTCTGTAATAGCTGAACCGCCATTCTCTACATACCTGAATTTTCTGCCATCAACGAAGACCATCTCTGTTCCGAGCTTATGCCGCTGGTCAGAGGTCTGGACTTTCTCCCAGCCATACATTCCGCTAATAGTATTTGGAAATGCCATATCAATCCTCCTTAAACTTTACAGGCTCAAAGGCCTGCGACCGCCGTTGTTAATATATCGCCAGGCACGGCAATCTTTACACCTAGCTAGATTTGAAATGAGGCCCCATTCGCCTCTTTCCTCTTTCTTGTGGCAGAACAGGATCAGAGGTGGTTCCCGCTGCCTGGGCAACGGGTTCCTTCTCCTGACTCCGTTCCGCACACCATCTACACGTACATTCGCCGCTTGGCTTCCAAGGAAACTGTCCTATGCGAGCCTTACGCAACACATAGTCAGGGCTCCCAGGGACGCCTTTTACCGTTGAGCCAACGTCCTCCGAAATCTCTCCATCGGCGTTGTAGCTGGGCTTATGGCGATACAAAATCGTCTTCGGCTGCCACTCGTCGATGTACTTCATCGAAAAACCGATACTAGCCAGTTCATTCTTTTGCCTATTCCGTTCCGTAATTCCTGTCATCGTTCACTCCTTATGACGTCGCAAGGTCGCCGATCTCGAACTGTATTGCTGCGCCACGGGTGTCGTCCAACTCGAAAACACCATAGTCTGCGGTCATAACGACCTCAGTGGCTCGGAGAGAAGCATCTCTCTGTCGCTCTGTCCGTGTGTCTACGCTTGTCAGGGCTGCCATAGCAGTCTTGTCAGCGATAACGCCGTACCCAGAATCAACTGATGCGATCTTGTCGATGTTCCCATCTTCAAAAATGCTGACCCCGTTAATCGGGCGAAGGCCGCTGTAGAAGTTCTGTAGCAAATCTACGCTCCATCCACTGGTGAGCCCTCCGGACGCTGCTGTATCAGCAGACGTAGCTGCTTGCTTGGACAGCGTTGCGACTGCGTTTGGATGGTGAATGAGATACAGTTGGTTCCCGAACTTGCCCGCCTTGGCCCTAGAGATACAACCATGTGTATTCGCTGTATTCATTGCTGCGCCATCAGCGCCAAAGACCGTTCCGCCATTGAGGTTAGGCCACAAGGCTATGACGTCTGTGTCCTTCTTTCGTGCCATGCCATCGCCGAGCTGTCGCCCTATCATGCTGAACACATTGTCAGCAGCCTGTCGGACGAGCTTGTCTGTGAGAATGACCTTAGCCCCGACCTCAGATGCTGTCAGGTCCACCGTGGTCATCCCGATGTCTTCCTCGTCCACTATGTCCTGACCGTCTGTAAGGTCGCTCATCGTCATCTGCCCTACCTTGGGGACAGTGACCTGCTTGGAACCCTTTGGCAGACTGAACTGCTCAATGAGAGCCAATGCTGGAGCGTTATGCTCCTCTGTGTACCTCGCCGATGCGATGATTATCCTCTGTGCGTTTTCAAGATTACCAGTTGTGGCTGTTTGTGCCATTTCAATCCTCCTAAAATTATGCTCCGAATGCCATTCTTCTCGCAGCCCTTACCGCTGCTTCCGACCTGTCCCCGTTGTTATAGGCTTCGAGGAGTCGGTCATGGTTCGACGTAGCCTCCGCAGCGCCCTGACTATTGTCGAAGGTCTGCGGTTGTACACGACCCTGCTTCAACCGCGCATTCTCAGCGATGAGTCCTCGCTCACGCTTCATGCGCTTGGCCTCTTTCTCCATCTCTTGTGGAGAATTGGTCATTTGAAGTGCCATAAAATCATCCAGCATCTGCTTGTTAGCCAGCCCCTGCTGCTGCATGAAGTGGATCGCCGCTGCCTGCTTCCCCTGGACATAACCGACCATCCCGGCGGCTTCATCTTCCTGCTTCCTGAACTTCTGTTCCTGTGCTACGTATCGCCTAGCTTGTTCTCGTGCCTGCTCAGGCATATACCCGTTCTCCTGTAGTTGCCGTTCATATGATTGAGCAGTACGTGTAACCTTCTCACGCCATCCGCGCTCTTGGTCAGCGGCACGGCGCTGCTGTAGTTCGTTTATAGCCTGCTGATCAACCTGGGGCATCATAGGCTGCGCTTGCTGCGGAGCGGTGTCCGTTGTCTCCGTAACAGTCGATTCAGAGCCCTCTGGGGCAGGTGCCTGCTCTTGGGGAGCTGCTTCTGTCTCTTCGCCCTCTGCCGGAGGAGTTTGCTCTATCTCTTCCCCGGTATCCACGGGCTCTATGACCTCTACGGTTTGGTCTACTTCCTGTTGGTCTGTTGGCATAACCATATCTTATTCTCCTTTTCCTCTACATATATTACACTAACTCGTCAACTCTACAATATGTGGTAGCATACTTTAGTTCGGAACCAGTTCGTCCAAATAAAGCCTCTCGTACTGGCTTGCAGAAATATTGGGGTCTTGGATGCCTTCTGGATCCCGCACTCTCTTTCGGATCAGGTTATTCAGATTTTTAGAGTCGCGATATTTATATCCTGCGTCCCTCATCCCAATTATCCACTGAGGATTATCACGCCACGCAGTTTTAACAAACCTGAGCTGCAAATCGCCCATCACTCCAGAATCTTTGTACGCCTTATCAATTGCTTCTTTCATCTCTCGTGCTTTCCCCGGAACGTGTCTTTGGGCTTCTCTCTCGGCAGTCGAAAGGTCGAGATACCCTATGACCGTCGATTCTGTCACATCTGCCTCGGCAGCGATAAACTTTATGAACGCTGGATGTCTGTCCAGCTTCCAATAGTTAGATTCATGTCCACGAATGACCTGTGTATACGACGAGGCATACCGCCCGGCATTGATCAACTTTTTCATTTCTTCTGGGTACTCACGCTCGATTAACCGTATATTCCTAAGCAGTTCTTCAGCCTCTGGACGGGTCAAACTAGACCAGAAGGCAGCCGAAAGGGTGTCAACATTGGACTCTTTATCATCGCTTTCATCCCAGTTTATCTTGCCGTCTTCTCCTGTCGCATCCTCGAATATCTTGTAGTATCGCCAGACACGGTGTTCTCGTGTTCCCGGTTCGGGTTCTTCTCTCGGCTTGTCCCTGTCATACAGCTTGTCATTGATACCACCGGTGGTTCGCTGTTTTTCAACATCCCACGTATGGCCGTAAAGCTCGCCGACACGCACCTGTCGCGCTTCGTTGTATTTGATTCTTGAAATAGTTGCACTCCAGTCATCGCTCGTTGTCGGAGCAGACAGATGCTGCTCTGCAATTCTCTGCAAGCCTTCAAGAAGGGCGGTATCCGCGGCTTCCTTCTTCTCATACAAATACCCCTTGGGGCCTTTCTTGCCGCGTTCTCCCATCCTTTCCGTTACCATGTCGTCTATCTCTTCTTGGAACAAGCCGTCGAGGTCGTCATACGGCTCACTATATATCTCTTGCGCTAGCTCTTCCCGTTCATCTGACCGTGAAAGACGGGCAACCCTGAAGCCCGGCACTTCCGCAGCCGCCGCTGCCATTGCTCCAGCAGCACGTTCCCAGTCGCCCTCCATTGCAGACTGGACACCTTCAATCAGTTCTCCGCCTGCCGCACCTGGGGCGATTGGCAGTGCCAAGTCGCCAATATATCTGAGTATATCCATCGGGTCAGCCACCTTCCCTACTTGAGGGTCAGCCCTGATAACTCCTAATGGAGCTGGAGCGCCCGTGAACGTGTAGCCTGTATAGTTGTCCCAGAACAGACGTACCACACCGCTGGTAAGTCCTCTTGATGCCTGATTAAGCCCATTTGCGCTTGGGTCAGCGGCTAGCGTTGCGATAGCCCTGAACAGACCAACAGTCGGGCCGAAGACAGAGAAGTCTCTCCCGCCTGCTCGAATCGTATAGAAGTTCGAGTTGACCCTACCGTTCACAAACGGCCTTCTGTCTGTCTCGTGTCCAAGGGCAGCATTTGCGAGTTCTGTTGCAAAGGCTCCCAGTCCAATCAAGCGCGTCATTGTGTGCAGTGCTTCCCTGCTCTCTATCGTCTGTTTTCTTCTTGTAGCAAGCCTTCCTGCACCGAGAAGTGACTGCCCAAGCACTTCAAGCCGAGACTGGAAGAACCTTGCAGCAAACATTGAGAACTCACCGATGTCACCAGCAAACTGCTTATCTGACCACCCAGTCATCCTGTTTGCGGCATTTGCGATTTGTCGCAGCTCGCCTGAACTGTGCAGTTGCTCCATTGTTCTGCCCTTGGCAAGTTCGTGTCTCAGCAGTTCGTCTGCCCATCGAAGACGTAACGCATCACCAAAGGCACCGAAAAGGCGGTTGCTTAATTGGAACCCGCCACCTAGTCCTCTGGCTACCGCTCCAACCACGGGAGTCCTGACTTCCATCATTCTCTCAACGCCCGGAAGCCCTGTCTCTACGGCAGTGCCACCCTGACGCAATCCAAGGTTAGCCCATATCCTGGAAACAAGACGCCCATTATCTGTTGCTTCTTTGTCAAAGCGTTGCAAGGCTTCATCAATGACCTCTTGCCCCCTTCGGCCTCTTGCACTGTTGTACAAGGACCTGAAGGTTAGCCCAGTTGCCTGCCCCCATTGCTTGGGGGTTCTGAACAGAGCAAGCCCGCCATGTATGCCAATAGCAGAGAGGTCAAAGTTCGCCTTGATCCCACGGTACAGGTTGTTGATGTGCCTGATAACAGGAAGTTTTGCGAATTTTAGTACGGGCGATTCTCTGAACTCACGGTTTAGCGTAGCGGCAAAAGCGTCATCAGCATCAACTATTTCTAGCCCTTTGGCGCGCTCAGGTAATTTCCTTTTTCTGCCACGATGAGCCTTGGCGAGTTCTTTCAGCCTCGTGTCAATGTTCGCGTCGGTGATTCTACCAGCAACGCCCTTGATATACTCTCCAAGAGTTTTGTCGGGCAAATCATATCTACCACTTTGAAGTAGTTCCCCGTCAGGGGTCTTAATAGCATTGCCCTGATCATCGACCAGCCTACCCATAGCTGGCATTTTCGCCTGTTTTTCAGCGGCAAGAAGACCTTTCTTGGTAGGGTCTTCAGCAAGTTTTATAAGGTCATCAAGCTCCTCTGTAATGCTGTACAAGGTTTCTCCGTCAGTCGTTCTGATTCTTCCTCTGCTTAAATAGAACCCATTACCCGTTACGTCGGGTCGCACACGATTCGGGTCCCATCCAGGAATATTGTCCCTGAACACCTTGTTCCATCCAGGGATATAGACCTGAGATCCTCCAATCTCCTGTGTACTCCCAGTTTCAGCAAGCTCCCGCAGCGTACCCATAAATTCCCTTTGCCCGCTTGTAAGGAGCGGTTCATAGACATCGTATCGTGCTGCTATATCCTGTATGGTCGGAGATTGCAATATTGCTTCGCCTCCTTCATACGCCACCCTCACTCTGTTCTGGAGTGCCTCATCAAGGATGTTCCCTGCGGCATCAGTCGTAAAGTGATCCCGCAATCCTACTCTGACGGTTGTCGTTGCCAGATTCGCAGCACTCTCTGCCCTGGCCATCGTTGTGTCCCTGACCCGTTTGGCTGTTTCTACCACCCCTTCCAGCCCTTCAGTACGTTTTCTGACCCTCTTCGATACTCCAATTCCTCCTAAGAATCGATTGGATATTTCGGCTATTGCGTTAGCGCCCCTGCTCCACGTTCCAATCCGAGGATTGGCCGCAAAAGCCGCCGCAGGGTCAAGGTTGATGTCGGCAAGGGGTTTCCCTCCGAAGCTCCGTTCAAAGATATCTCTCTCGGCTGCCTGTCGTATATCCTTCATTTTGCTGGCAGCCCTTTGCTGTGCTGTACGGCTGACATCCAAAATATCCGCACCAGTCCGTCTTTGCAGATCCCAGTAGTCTGCTTCAGTCATTCCCGATCGTTCTAGTGCTTCTGATAGAGCCTCTCTGAATCCTTGACTCGTAATGGGTTCAGTTGATCCGTGTTGGTCAATAGCCTTTTGTATGGCTGTAGCTTGTCTATCGGTATCGGCCCTAAGTGCGTTCTCATAGCGTATAGGTGCCTTCTTATCAATCGCTTCTGCCCCCTCGCGCAAAACCCTAATCGCTTTTGCATGGTCACCAAGAAACTCCCCTCCTCCTACTCGCATACTCGGTAAGGCAATATTCAATGTAGGATCGAAGGGATGAGTGAAAGCTATTTCAATGTCTTCTAGGTCAGCGTCGTACAGCCTGTGTGAATCATCTCCACTTTCCAAGGCTGATGCAAATCTACGCATTGATTTCGCCAACACCTGCTCCGCCTTCATCATCTTATCTGGTGCGCGGTAAGACGGCGGGGGGCTATATCCACCTAGCTCCAAAAGCTCTGCGGCAGTTCGTTGCCTAGCCCCTTCCGGCGGTGGAGTGAGTCTC